CCGCGTCCCGCTCCTCGGGGGTCTTCTTCTTCCTCCTCGGGCCGCGCTTCTTCCGCCGGGCCGCCCGAGCCTTCTCCTCCCTCGTGGCCTCGGTCTCGGCGTCGGTACTCTCCACCATCACCCCTGCCACCTGCTCCAGGATCGAGATGGCCGGGTCCAGGACCACGGCCTTCACGAACTCCAGGCGAGCCAGGGTGATGCACTCGGCCGCCAGAGCCACCTGCTCCAGGGTCATCTCCTCCATGATCATCGACCAGGGCTGCCCGGCCGAGAGGAGGATCCCCAGGCCGATCTTTAGCTCTCGGCCGGGATCTCGCTCTTCTTCTGGCCCTGGCTCGCGGTGACCGCCTCCATCGTCGCCAGGAGCTTGTTGACGAGGCGGGCGAGCAAAGGGAGGAGGGCTTCCACCATCTCCTCGGCCCCGAAGAGGTCGGCGGCCACGGTGCCGTGGGGGTACAGGTCGGAGGCGTCCTCCACCTTCACCTCCTTCTCCTTCTCCAGCTCGGCCGCGATGGCGGAGGGGAAGGCGACCCCGAAGGCGGTGGCCACCTTCTCCAGGATCACGGGCTTCGACAGGGCCGCCTTCACGAGCGCCAGGAGCCGCGTGCCCCTTGCCCCCTCGGTGGGAGCCACCTCGATCCCCCAGGCGGCCTCCAGGGCCTCCTCCAGCGCGGTCAGGGCCCGGATCTGGCGGCGGGCCGGGAGCGTGGTGCGGAGCTTGTAGGAGCGCCCGGAGGCCGCCAGGATGGTCACCTCCTCCTTCGGGTCCACCACCGCGAAGAGCTGGCGGAGGGACTGGAGGGCGGCCTTGGGGTCCACGACGGGGACCATGACCTTCTCGGCGAAGGCTTCCACTGCCTCGGGCGGCAGGACGGGATCGGGGGCGGGCATCGTGACTCCTGGCTCCTCTGGGGAGGCTTGGGTTTCACCGCAAGCCTACTCCAGGGCTATCGTCACGTCCACCCCACCACGGGGAAAGCCGCTACGGGATCGGGCCGCCGTGCATGGGGCTCGGGTCCGGGGGCGGCTCCACCCCCACGGGGGCGGGGGCGGGCGTGGCCGTGGGCGCGCTCGGGGGCACCTCGGCGGGCTCGGGCTCGGCCTGGGGCTGGAGTGCCTCCACGGGGCTCTGGGGAGCTTCCACGAGGGGCTCGGGTTCCACCGGCGCGATGGGGGCCACGGGCTCGGGCTCGGGCTCGACGGGGGCGGCCTGGGGGGTGACCGGGCAGGCCGCGATGCGGAGGACGAGAAGCATCGGGATCTCCTACGCGGTCTGCCGCACGAGCTTGAAGAGCTGGGTCTTGTAGGAGAGCGAGGCCCCCGCCCAATCCGTGGCCGAGCGCATGGCCACGTAGGAGTGGGCGAACTTGTGCTCGTCGGCCCCGAAGGCGAGGGGCATCCCCGCCTCGGCAAACGCCTTCCAGACGTAGGCGTTCATCGTGTTCCCGCTCACGGCCATCGCGTGGGCGACCTTGATCGCGATCTGGGTCACGATGGGGTCGCCGCCGAACGCGAAGGTGGACTCCGAGCCGGAGGAGCTGGTGACCCCGGCCCCGAGGGCCTTGGCCATGTCGTTGAAGTCCCACTCGATCCCGGAGAACTTCACCATGCAGCCCTGCGCCTGGGAGAAGGCGTAGATCGGCAGCTTGGGGTTGCCCTGGGTGATCACCTTCTTCTCGGAGGTGATCTCGATCGCCACCCCGTCCTCGGTGATCGCGCCCACCTCGGTCGTGGGGGTGAGGCCCGTGGCCCCGAAGTAGACGACGCCCGGCCCGAAGGAGAACTGGTTTTCGTCGTAGGTGGGGAGGTTGAGCGGCATGGGGAGGGCTCCCGGCGGGGGTGAAGCGTTCGGGGTGCGCCTCGGTGGGCGGCTTGGCGAGAAGGGTAGCCGACCGAGAAGCTACGGGCCAAGCCAGGGCGGAGCCTAACCCCGAGGGGGAGAATACCCCTGGCGGTTCGGATGCCCGCACCGGCGGCACGGCACCTCCACCCACCCCTTCTCCCCCACCTGGAGCTGGAGGTGGTAGTCCTTCACCCGGATCCGGAGCACATCCCGGGCCACGTCGTAGTAGCCGAGGAGCGCCCGGCACGCCTCGCACTTCCAGGGCTGGTGACCCTTCTGCATCCCCCCAGCGGTCTCGTCGTCATCGTGGGAGTCCCGCACCTTCCGGTCCAGAAGCTGGACCGAGGCCACGAGAGGAGCGATCACCTCGCTCTCCAGGTTGTCGAGGCGGCCGAGAAGCGAGCGGACGAGCTTCTCCAGACCTTCCAGGCTACCGGCCAACGGGCACCTCCTTCACGCGCACGCTCACCTTCTCCCCGCACTCGGGGCAGGTGAAGGAGCGAGCCTCCCCGGACCCCACCTGGGCCCCCGCCGAGAGGGTGGTGACCGCGTGGCGCTTGGAGCACCGGACGGTGGTACCCCCACGGGGTGGAGGGGACATCGGGGTGGAGTCTCGGGTAAACATCGGAAGCTCACTTCTCGGCTAAGCCGAGGCTGGGAGGGCGGTGGCCATCGCGCGGTAGGTGCCTCGCGTGAACCATGCGTTGGTCTGGGGGTTGTACCCGGTCACGGGGGAGTCGGACTCCTGGATCGAGCCCCTCACCGCGATCCCATCCCGAGCGAGCCGAGCCCGCCGGAGCACCGGCCGGATCGCGTCGTAGAGGTGATGCGCGTCCCCCTGGGAGGTGCGGGAGTAGGCGTAGACGTGAATCACGGGGGACTGGAGCCCGCCGAAGCCGTAGGCCCCACCTCCACCCACGATGTCCACCACCACCCGGGGGTAGAGATCCTCCCCCTCCACCTCCCCGGTGCGGTCGGAGAAGGGACCGGTGACCCGATCCTCCACGATGGCCGAGACCCCCGCGTTCTCCACGAGGAGCATCCGCACGAGCTGGAGCAGGTCTTCCGTCGGGTGAGACGCCATCGATCAACCTCCACCGGCGGGAAGCCCGCCCCTCTGGAACCGCCCATCTGCACCTCGGGCCGGGGGGAGTCTCAACCCCATCCCGTCAGCGAAGCGAACGTGAGCCTTCGTCCGCATCTCGCGCCCGAGCACCCGGACCATCGCTCGCATCATCTCCACCCGGACGGGCCGAAGTGAGGCGGTGATCCAGATAAAGTCGCGGGGGAACATGACCCGGTTCCCCTGGATCACCGCCGCCGCGTGGGGGGCGATCCCGGTGTCCGCGAAGACCATGTAGGCCCCCGGCCCGCTCATGCCCCCCCGGAGGGAGCGGAGGAGCTGGCCGGTCTGGTAGTGGACCCACCACCCCGCGTGCTCCAGGACGGACTCCTGGATCGAGCCGTGCCGACGGGCGTAGGGGTTGTCGAGCTTGTCCAGCTCGGCCTGATCATGGCCATCGCGGATCCCACCCGTCATCCTCACGAACTTCAAGAGGGTCGAGCCGGCGGCCTCCACCACGCGGTCCTTCACGGCTTGCTCGGTGGTCCGAACGAGCCGCATGACCTGGATCGTGGTCTGGATTCCGCCGACCTTCACGCGAATCATGGCCTAAGTCTACTCCAGTCCTTTCCCGGTGGGAGGGCTACTCCTCGGGCGGACCATCTCCCCCGGCCACCTCGTGGTCGGGGGAGGGCGGGAGTGCCTGGGGGAGGGTGGGCTTGGCCGGGGCCACGCTCGGGTCCGGGAAGGGCGGGAGCGCGAAGGGGAGTCCCTTCCGGCTGGACGGGTCGATCCGGGCGAGCCCGACCAGGGGCCGATCCGGGGCGTTCTCGCGGAGCCACTCCAGGGCCTCCACGGCGATGCGGTGGAAGCCGTGGGAACCCGCCGTCCGCTCCACCACCTCGCCGTAGAGGATCCGGGCCATGCGGAGGTGGTAGAGGGCCGCTTCCCGGAACGGGAGGTAGGAGTTGCCGGGGCAGAGCATCGCCCGCTGGTAGCACTCCATCGCGGCCTCCTGGTCCCCCTGGTTCTCCGCGTGGAGCCCGAGCGAGACCCACGCCTTCGCCGAGAAGGGATCGTCCGCCAGCTCCAGGAGGAGGAGCCCCACGTAGTGCTGGAGCTTCTCTTCCATCCGCTCGTCGCTCACCTTCTGCCCCACGTTCAGGAGGACGCAGGGGCTGTAGCGGAGCTGCGGGTGCTCACCCCGGCTCACGAGGAGCTGGGTGGCCTTGTCGAACCCCTCGTGAACCCGGCCGTTGAGCCGCATGATCCCTTCGGGGTCGAGGCGGCTCATGCGGAGGGACTCGGAGGCCACGGGGTGGCGATCCCCGGGCTGGAGGTTGTGGAACTTGAAGAGCCACCCCCACCCGTTGGACACCTCGGCCATCCGGCGGATCGCGGCGGCATCCTCGAACGGAGCCTGAAAGTGCTCGTCCGGGTCGAGGAAGAGCGCCCACCCCAGGCCGGGCACCTCGGGCTTCTCACCGGTGGAGAGGCGGACCAGCTCGGAGATACCAGCGTTGCGGGCTTCCGAGATATTGTCCGCCAGGGGGTGGTGGATGATCCGAGCCTTGAAGAGGGCCGCGTACTTCGCCAGCTCGCGGCTCGGGCCGGTGCTCGGCCAGCTCTCCGCCGTGAAGGGGGCCTCCGGGTCGGAGAGCCACCCCTTGTCCTCCTCGGCCCACTCACCGGTCCAGGTGAGCACCACGGCGTCCATGACCCCGTAGAGCTGATCGAGGAGGCGGCCGATGTCGTCGGGATCCTCCTTCTCGTAGACCAGGACGTGGAGCCCCACGCCGTTCACCTCCACGTAGGGGTAGACCACCGCCCCCTCCTCCTGGACGAGGTGGCCGTAGCCGTCCCCACCCACGAGCCACGGATCGGGGTTCGGATCCTGCTCACCGTACCGGCGGAGCTTCCGCACCCGGTCGAAGTGGCGGAGGTAGCCGAGGTGCCGGAAGCGGAAGGCGGCCACCCGCTTCGCCTCCTGGCCCATCTCGGGGCAGTTGCCACAGTGGAGGCCGTTGGCCCCCCCGGCCTGGATCCGGCGGGGGGCCTCGCGGTTCACCCGCCAGAGGCGGAACCCGTGCATCCCCCCCTTGTAGGTGGGGCGGCCGTTCACCGCATCGCCCCAGGGGGAGTCCACGCGGATCATCCGCTCGGAGTCCCAATGGTTGAGCCAGGAGAAGTCCCACTCCGCCACCATCGGATCGGGGTGGGTGAGCCACCGGTCCAGGTGAAACCGCCGCACGCGCTCCTCGGGAAGCTCGTCATGGTCCACGCTCCAGAGCCAGTCGGCCCCCATCCCTTCCCCGAGGGCGATGGCGGCGTTCCGCTCCTCGCGCTCGTTGAAGTCCCCATCCCAGCACCGCACCTTGACCGGCACCTCCCGGCCGCCGCCCTGCTTCGCGAAGGCCCGGAGGGTCTGGAGACCCCACCGGCGGGTGGCCTCGGCCACGCGGGCCAGGGCCCCCTCTCCACCCTCGCGGCCCGCCTCCACGCACGCCTGGAGCCACGCCCGGTCGTGATCCGCGAAGGTGGGGAGGGACGCCTTGAAGTCGGGGGACCGGGAGCACTCGGCCGGGTTCTCGGTGAGGAGGATCGCGAAGCCGTCCACGAGGCGGGACATCCCGACCAGGGAGGCGCGGAGGTAGCCCACGTCGTTCCCGGTCTCGATCTTCACCCGGTACACCGCCACCACCCGCTGCCCCCCGCGCTGGGTCTCCAGGCGGAACTTCTCGTAGAAGGGGAGCCGGTTCCGCATCCCCCGGTCCATCCCTGGAAAGAAGGCGTCGAAGCTCTGGTGTCCGAGGTGGTAGATGAAGGTCTGCCCGTCCACGAGGAGCCGCCACCCGAGGCGCTCCGCCCGCACGCAGAGGTCGTTGTCTTCGTACCCGGCCACCGGGTAGCGGTCCCCGTCGAAGATGCCGATCACTCCCCCATCCGGGTCACGGAAGGAGAGATCCAGGAGGCACTCCGCCGTGAGGGCCATGCAGAAGCCCGAGAGGAAGGTGGCCGAGAGGTACTCGTCCGCGTTGTCCCGGCGGAAGAGCGCGGAGAAGTGGTCGGCGTTCTTCTCGGTGATCGGGTGGTTCGGGTCGGTCTTGATCCCCTGGATCCCGGCCACGTTGACCGAGCACGGCCCGATGATGCCGATCCGGCCGTAGCCCTCCAGCGGGCGCTTCGGGCGGACACCCACGATCTTCCCCTGGTACTCGGCCACCTTCCGCCCGTCGGTCGGCATCTCGCATGGGGGCTCGGAGACGAGGCGGACGTGGGTGGTGGCGGCGGCCTTGCGGAGCCCCTCCAGCCACCCGGGGGTGACGCGGAGATCGTCGTTGAAGATCACGGTCAGCTCGGGGAGCCCACCGTGAGCCAGCATGATCTGGATCCCACGGTTCACCGCGTGCCCGAAGCCGATGGCCTTCCCCTCGTTGGACCAGACGATCTCGTGGCAGGTACCTTCCAGGCCCGCCGAGATGGCCTCCAGCTCGCGCTCCACCTCGGGCACCCGGGGGAGATTCTTCGCCACCGGGTTCATCGCGACCGCGATGATCACCCCGGTAGAGCCGTCGTCGGGGAGCTTCTCCACGAGACGGCGGATGGTGGGGATCAGCACCTCGGGGGTGGCGATGGTCGGGATGACCACCCCGAAGATGAAGGGGGAGACGAGCGCCGCGCGCTCGGTACGGATGGACTCGGGGACTTCGCGCACTTGCACCTCCGGGGTGGCTTACCGCTGGAGGGTAACACACCGAGCGGGGGTGTCCACTATTCCGGCGCTTCCCCATCCCAGAGGGAAACGTGGGTCTCCCAATGGTGGGGGCGAGCCCCCCCGAAGAGGTTGGTCCCCTCCACCTTCCATCGCTCGGCAGTCTGCTCGTCCACGAGGAGATCACCGCGACGAAACTCCAGATCCGGCCCCCAATAGTCGAAGCCGATCATGGCCTGTCGGGTCTCCACCTTCACGTCCCGCTGGGCGGCCCACTTCGGGGCTCCTGGCGAGAAGGCCCCCGGAAGCCCGGTCGAGACGTTGGCTTTCAGCTTCGGGTTCACCGAGCCGTCCGCCCCCAGGGCCTTCGCGGAGAAGGTGGTCCCCACGATCCCCCCGGCGGGGGTGATCGAGGTCACCGAGGAGAAGCGCCGGGCCGTGGACTTGTACCCCGCCGCCGTGAAGGTGAGGGTCTCCGAGGTCGAGTAGCCGTCCACCGTCCCGGCCACCACCACCGTCCCGGCCGCCTCGGCCCGCACCTGGATCGAGCTGGGGGAGGAGAGCGTCCTGGAGGGGGCGTGCCCCGAGCCCGAGGCCGTCACCGGGTCGAGGAGGTATGGGGAGGTCCGCTGGAGGGTGTAGGTACTCCGGGCGAGGCTGGAGATCATCTACGCCTCCACCACCGGAGGAGGCTCCTCCGAGGGCTCCAGGGCCGGCTCCTCCATCATCCCCCCCAGGTAGTAGCAGGCCCCACCACCGGCCTCCATCCACGCCCCGAAGGTGCTGGTGACCTTGAAGAGCTTGGCCCCCTGGCGGGCATCCACGGCCGCCTCCAGGGCCTTCCACGCCCGGCCCTTGGGCGAGCCCCAGAAGGCCACGAGGAGGGTGGGGTAGGGGCACTCCTTCACCTGGGCGATCATCTCCTCGGCGGAGGCCCCAGCGACCACGGCCACCCCCTCGTCCAGGAGGTGGAGCCCCTCGCGGTAGACCGTCGCGGTGGGGCCGAAGCGAGCCCCCGTCCACCGGCACTCCGGGCCGACGATGATGGCTCGGCACCCGAGGAGATGGGTGTCCCCATCCGAGAGCTGGCCGACGATGGCGATGGCGAGCATGGAAGCCTCCTCGGAGAATCCTACCCCGCTGGCTTCTCCACTTCCATCGCTACCCCCGCGCCGGGCTACCCCAGAGCGGCCAGCTCGGCCTGGACCAGGGCCATGTAGTGGTCCCACGGCCACTCCTTCCCCGGGTCGGTGTGCGTGGCTCCCGGCACCTCGACGTGGCCGATGACGTGCGTGCGGTCGGCGGGGATCCCGAACTTGCGGCACATGATGGCCGTCACCTTCGCGGAGGCTGCCAGGGCGGCCTCGGTGGGTGGCTTCCCGTCATCCACCCACCCCGCATGTTCGATCCCGATGGAGCGATCGTTCCAACCGCTCTGCGTCTTGGAGCCCGCGTGGAGGGCCTTCTTGTCGTCGGGGACCATCTGCACGATCTCGCCGTCCTCCCCGATCACGTAGTGGGCGGCGGTCGGCACATCCCGGCCCGGCTTGGCGAACCACGCCAGGGCGCTCTGGAGCGAGCCCTGGACGGTGTGAATCACCACCCGGTCCACCGGGTATCGAGGGTTCCGGGTGCGGATGGCATCGGGAGCGGCGGAGACGAAGCGGCCCATGATCACCTCGTGACGAGCCTACCTCACGAGGCCGCGACCTTCCAGCTCTCCGTTCGCCAGCTCCTGGCCACCCGTGTAGCACCTGGGGGCCTGGACGAGCCATCCCACGAGGTCGGTGAGCCCATCGGGCAGGGCCACCTTGGGCTGCCACCCGAGCGCCCGGAGCTTCGTGGGATCGGAGAAGCAGTGGCGGGTGTCCCCGGAGCGGTACTTCCCGAGGAGGGTGGGCTGGATGTCCTTCCCGAGCGCGCGAGCCATCTCCCGGGCGACGGTGAGGATCGAGGTGGCCACCCCGGTCCCCACGTTGAAGACCCCCACCGGAGAGACCGGATCGAGGAGGAGGGCGATGGCCGCCGCCACGTCCGAGACGTGGATGAAGTCCCTGGTCTGCTCGCCATCCTCGTAGACCAGGGGGCTCTCCTCGGCCAGGAGCCGGTTCCCGAAGATCGCGCAGACCCCCGTGTAGGGGTTCCCGAGGGCCTGCCTCGGGCCGTAGGTGTTGAAGAAGCGGCCCACCACCACCCGCCCGCCGTAGGTTTCCCCGAAGAGGAGAGCCATCCGCTCCTGCTCGGCCTTCGTCTCCGCGTAGAAGCCCCGAGGGGCCAGCTCGTCCTCCTCGGTCACGCCCACCGGCCGGTAGCCCGGGGTGGTCACGGCATCCCAGAGCCCGGCGGCCAGGGCCTCCTTCCCCCGGGGCTGGTTCACCTTCATCCGCATCCCACGGTCGGCCTCGTGGGCGTAGGCCCCCTCCCCGTAGGAGGACATCGACCCCGCGACGAAGAGGCGAGGGATCGCCCCCTCCATCTTCGCCAGCTCCTGGAGGAGCACGGCCGTCCCGAGCACGTTGGTCTCGTAGTAGGGGGCGATCTGGTACTGGCCCTGCCCCACCCCCACCTTCGCCGCGAGGTGGGCCACGGCATCCACCCCGGCGAGGAGGCGGATGGCCCCACGCACGTCGGCCGCCTCCCGCACGTCCCCGCACACGAGGGAGAGGTGGGGGTGGTCCTTCGGGATGTAGGCGGGCCACGCCTCCCCATCGTCCTCGGGATCCCCGTGTACCTGGGGGTCGAGGTTGTCGAGCACCACCACCTCGTGGCCACGAGCGAGGAGGAGATCCACGAGGTGGGATCCGATGAAGCCGGCACCGCCGGTGACGAGGACGCGCATGGAGAAGCTCCCGAGTTGACGGGAGTGCATACCCCGCTGGCTTGCCTCGTGAAGGAAAGTCTACCCGGTCCAATCGACCAGGAGGTTCTGGCCACCGGGAAGTGCCGCCCCCAGCTCCACCTTCGTCACGTTGGACTCCTCGATCACCCGGTACTCGTCCAGGCCACTTGGCACGTTCGGGGTGACGTTGTTGATCCGGAGCCCGTTTCGGAAAGCGCGCACGCCGAAGTAGCCGTTATTCGCGCTGGAGACCTTGGGGCCGGTCAGGGAGAACTTCGTGTCGCTCCCGTTGCCACCGAAGAGCTGGGAGCGCGGCCACGCCTGGAAGGCCGAGGTGGGGATCGTCCCGTCCTTGATCTTCTTCCCGTCGATGGGCTTCCGGTTCCGGGCGTCCACGATGTTCCCGGCCTGGATGTCGGTCGCGTTGGCCGCCACGTTCACGAGGGCCAGGAGGATGTCCGCTCCCGAGAGGTTGGGCGGGGCGGGCTGGGCGTTGGGCGTGCCGGCGCGAACCGTGAGGGCTCCGGCCGCGTTCAGCACCACGGCATCCACCCTGGGGTTCGTGGCATCCGCCGCCGAGATGGCGAGGTTGGAGGAGGTGGGGATCGCCTTCACCTGCCCCGCGTTGTCGTAGGCGGTCGAGGTGCCCACCTGGACCCGCACCGCCATCCCCGGCGAGGCCAGGGCGGTCACCTGCCCCTCGTTCCCGCTCCCCGGGATGAAGCCCTGACCGGCTCCGACCGAGGTTCCGGCATCGTCCAGGACCATCTGCGCGTCCCGCTGGGGGATGTTGACGGCGAGCTGGTCGGCGGCGAGCTGGATGGGGGTTGGCACAGCGAACTCCTACGGGGGGGCGGTGGCGTACTCTACTTCGATGGCCTCTCCCGCCGCTGGCGTAACCCCCACGAGGCTAACGGTGGTGGAAGACGACTCGGTGAAGCTCACTCCCGGGAGAAGACGCTGGCCGTTCCGGTACACACGGACGGACCCGGCCAGGGCGGACTCGGGGAGCGTGAAGGTCGAGGTCTGACCGTTGGCCTGGGAGGAGAGGTCGGAGGACTTCACCACCCGGTTCGTGCCAGTGGTGCCATACTCGATCTCCACCGCCTCCCCAGACTTGGGAGTGATCCCGACCAGACGGATTGCCGTGGTCGAAAGCTCGGTGAAGTGAACCCCGTTGATCAGCCTCTGGCCATTCCGGTACACACGGAAGGTGCCAGCCACCGCCGTCTCCTGTACCGAGAAATCGAGGTTGTTCCCGTTCGCCTGGGAAGATGCGTCGTAGCTCTTCCAAGTGAGCGAGGAGTAGTAGTTTGCGGTCTCCCCCCCGATCCTGAACCCATTACCCCAGGATCCGGCCGTCTTCGGGCCGTAGAGTCGGCCACCCGAATCCAGGTAGAACTGGCCGTCCACCCCGAGCGAAGAGGGCGGGGCGCCATCGCCGGAGAGGATGGGTGAGCTGGCCGCCGTCCCCAGGCTCACCTCGGTCCAGGCCGCTCCCGGGGGCTCTGCGTTCACCACCTGGGAGACCGCCCGGTAGGTCTTGCCGTTCGCGGCCTGTACCACGTCCCCCACGATGTACGTGAGGGAGCCGCTCCACTGACCACGGAAGGTGCCACCGAGGTCCAGGGGGTTGTCCACGTAGTCCCAGCCGAGCCCCCGGAGCCTCGTGATCGAGGTCTCCGAGGTGGGCGAGACCTTCCCCACCGTGGGGGTGGCCTCGGCCACGGACACCTCCAGCGTCTCCACCCCCGGGATCCGGACCCGAGTGGGTGGACGCCCCGGTGCGTGGTCCTTCTGGAGGACGGCGAGGACGGGCACGAGCTACTCCTGGGGCTTCTGCCCGCCCTCGGGCTCGGGCTTGGGCTCCTCGGAGGTCGGCGGCTCCAGCTCGGGATCCTCCTCGATCTCCACCTCGACCCCGCCCACGGTGCTCGCGGGGTCGGTCCCGGTCTCGGTGATCGTGCCCTCGGCCTTCGCCTTCTCGTAGCCCTCGGGGTCGGTCACCTCGCCGGCCTTCACGTCGCCGGGGAGGGCGGGGTCCAGCTCGGGCATCTCCTTCCACCCCTGGCGGAGGAGCTGGCTCTGGGAGGAGCGGCGGCCCGGCCGCACGATGGCCTTCCGGCCGTCGCGCTCCACGGGCACCGCCTCCTCGGGGCAGGAGACCTTCTGGGGGATCGGCACACCGGCCGGGAACGTCTTGAACAGGATCACGGGCTACCTCGGGGTCACGGGGGAGAAGTGCTCGGCCAGGAGCACCTCGGCGTCCAGGGGGATCGGCTCCACCTCCCCCTTCGCGAGGGCGATGGAGTAGGCTCCGATGCGCTCGGAGTCCATGCCGGTCTTCGGGGCTCGGTTGAAGCCGTGGGCCGCCATCAGGGTCAGAGCGTGGCTCACGGGGGCCGGGATCTCGGACCATCCGGCCGTGTACCCCACCACCACCTTCTGCTTCCCCTGGGAGAAGTGGGCGCAGTCGCCGGTGAGCACCACCCACCGCTTCGACCGGTGCAGGTAGTAGTCCGCCGTGTCCACCGCGTTCCCGTCGTCGGTGATCCCGGTCACCTGCACGATGGGGTAGGCCGAGAGGCGGAGCCGGTCACACCCATCGTTCTCCACGTCGAGGGTCTCCGAGTAGGAGAAGACGGTGAGCCCCGAGGTGAGCCCGAGCCGGGTGGCCACGTACTCGGTGGCGCTCTGGCAGAGGTAGTCCAGGAAGGTATCGTGAAAGGTCAGCGCGGCCGGGATCCCCAGGTAGGTCTTCACGCGGGCGGCGGTGATCGCGGCGGCCATCGGCATTAGCGGAGCCTCCAGCTTCTACGGTATCAGCTACGGGGCCGAGGAGTAGGGCCACCCGTGCCCTTACCCCCGGGCGGCTTGGGAGGCTCGGTCTGGGCGGGGGGCTTCTTCTCCTCCTCCTCCTTCCGGCGCATCGCCTCGGCCGCTGCCCCTCGGGGCTCACGCTTCACCGGCGGGCGGGCCTCGCCTCCCTCGATCACCACCTCCTCGGCCGGCGGGTCCACCACCTCCTCGGTGGGGAGCGGGGCGAGCTTCTCCCCGGGCTTCCGCTCCCAGGGCAGGAGGCCCTCCGGGTCGGGCTTCCAACGGCCACGATCCTCGTCCCAGCACTTCACGGTGTGCGGCCCCACCTCGGAGGTGATCTCGGTCCAGCCGCCCAGGCGGAGCAGCCGGTCTCGGAGGTACGGATCCGAGATGCAGACGGTGGGCTTGGCCTCCCCGTGGTGGATGGAGAGGAAGGAGCGAGCCACCGTCCGGGCGTTGCTCACATGCAGGGGGAGCCCGTGGCGGACGAAGTTGTGGACGAGGATGAACCGCCACGTCGAAGGATCGGGGAGATGCTGGACCTGGGGCATCGGGCTCCGGTGGAGCGCGGCGGAGGGTTAGTGCCGAAGCTCGCTCCGATGGTAACCCACCCGAGGAGCAGTCGTCCAGAGTACCCCAAAAACGCGAGCGGCCCGGCCCCAGGGGAGCCGAGCCGCCACCACCCGAGGGTGGACTACGTCGCGGAGAGGCCGCCGAGGATGGCCGCGCCCTTGGTGTTGGCCAGGGCGAGGACGCCATCCCAGAACATCTCCAGGCTCTCGTTCTGGCTCGTGGAGCGGGCCAGGGGCATGACCGTGAGGGGGGTCAGCTCCGAGAGGTAGACGTAGCGGGTGTTCACCACCACGAGGGCGGTGGTGGGGTTCGAGGACTCGCCGGAGACCTTGGTCACCCGGCGACCCGAGCCGTTCCAGCCGAGGTCGTTGCCGAAGCCGGTGGTGGTCACCATCGGGATGTCGTCGTAGGTGGCGACGCGGAAGCCCGCCCCGATCACGGTCTTCCCGATGAACTGCTGCTGCGCCTGGAGGGCGGCGTTGAGCTTCCGCATCCCGGCGAAGGTGCCGAAGATCACGAGGTCCGAGCGGGCCGCCGAGCCGCGCACGGAGTCGATCGCCTCGTCCAGCTTGGAGAGCACGAGATCGTCGCCCGCCGCCGCCGTGGTGTTGGCGATGGTCTGGCCGCTCACGTTGCCGATCAGGGTGAGGAGCCCGCTGATCTGCTTCGAGTTGGCGGCGTTGTCGCCGGTGAAGATGGCGGACTCCAGGGCCGCCGCGAAGTCCTCGGACTTCCCGATCAGCTCGCCGCCGAGCACGTCCCCGTAGGAGCGCCCCTGGGCGATGGCCTTCCGGGTGACGGTGAGCTTGGTGAGCAGGGTCTTGAACGCGAAGTTGGCCTGCGCGTAGCTCCCGCTCTCCTCGGTCGAGGAGTCGGTGTCGTCCACCCACTCCGCGCCCGTGGTGCCCGCCGTGCGGCGGTTCACGTACTCCTTGTCGCCGGAGCCCTGCTTGCGGGGCAGGACCGCCTGGGCGCCGAACTCGCGGAGCGTGAGCATCTCCACGACGCGGCGGATGTTGGTCTGGAGGAGCACGGACCCGACGTTGCTCACGTTCAGGGCCCGCTCCAGGTAGGCGCGGCGCTCGGGGTCGAACTTGCCGAGCCATTCGGCGGCGTGGGTCTGCATCGGATCCTCGGGGGGAGAGAAGGAGGGTGGAGCCTCTACCACCGAAGGCCCGTCCCCTCTCGGGGTACGGGCCGGTCGGCGAGCCAGGGGACTACCCCCAGGCGGGGTCCGCGCTGGGGTCGCGGATGATGCCGTCGGAGATGGCGGCGTTGATCGTGTCGCGCAGGGCCACCTCCAGCTTGGCCCGGGTCACCTTGGGCTCGTAGCGGTCGGCGGTGAGCACCTCCGCGTGCCGCTCGGAGACGGCCGCGATGGAGACCGCCCGGCCCTCGGTGCGGGCGAGCCCGACCAGGGAGCGGAACTGCGACCCCTCCTCGTGGGAGCCGGTCTCGTAGGCGTGGTCCGGGACCATCGCGCGGCGGTTCGAGGAGCCCCCGGCGCGGCCGGCGAGGTCCGCGATCCGGGCGTTCTGGGCCTTGACGGTGCGCTCCAGCTCCGCGATCCGGGCGCTCTCGGTGGGCTCGGCGGGGGCCGGGTCGGCCGCGCGGGCCGCCGG